TTTCATTTCTACACCATTCTGTTTTCTGTTCTCTTAAAAATAATGGATAACAAGAAATACAAATCTTTTTTTTATAAAACTTTTTAAGTTTGGCGAATTCATTTAACACTTTTTCTTCATTGCATTTTTCACATTTTGCCAAAAAAGTTTCTAATTTTTTCCGTCTAAGATTTTTTTTTCTTAATTTATCCATTTCATTCAAACACTTTTTACAAGTTATTCCATATGAATTTTCAGAGTATTTTCTATAATTATCTATTGATTTTTTGATTTCACATTTATCACATATTATATCTTTTATTTCGCAAGACATTTATTTATATACATATTTATAATTTGTGTTTATATTGTTAAAATAGTTCATTTTTTAATTTATTTTTTATATTTATTTTTTATATTTAAAGAAGCTTGGATGCTCATTGCCCATTTCAAATAATCCAATAAAGAATTATTATCATCTTATTCATTTTTACTATACCCAAGTTTTTTGTCTTGGCCACAATTTTCTCACAAAAATTGTTTAGTAGAATAAGTTTTAGGGGTTTCAAGCAGTTTGATTTTCTTACCAGGGCTTTTCAAGTTAAACTTAATTGCATTGTTTAACTTCCCTGATTAACAACAATGGTACTCTCTGTAAAAGAAAGCATCCATAAAAGGCTTTACGAATATCTTATTTTTTCGATATTCCCTGTTGTTTTTCTACCCTACAGGTTTTTAAGGTATACATCCTGCGATGTTCCCTGATATTTCTAACAGGGGTAGAATACACCTTAAGAGATTTCAAGTTCGACTAAAACCATCATTAATCCCCGATTGCCGTCTACTCGTTGAACCTTTATCTTATATCTGTCTTTTCACTCTTCATAAAATTAATAAAAAGTGAATTATTTCTTGAAAATTTGGCTCCACCTTTTTCAAAGGTGGATATAAGATACTTGGCTGCGGATTATCCAATCTTCAGCGTTTTTACTATGCCGTTGGTCATTACCCTACGGTATTATTTATGTCACCATAAATAAGAAGTAGCTGAAGCTCTAAGGAAGTTCCCGACAATTTGACAATCTTGCAAATTAACTGTTTATCAATTAATTTACTAGCAAGTTATATAATTGAGTTATGGGAATCACTCAATTCGTATATTTACACTGTTTATCTATCATGGAGATATACGACCCACGATAGCAGCTTACTGTTGGCGCCCAGGATTAGTTAAGCGCCATAGGCAACGAGCTGCATTAATCCACCTCCCATAGTTATAATATTGCTAAAGAAAAAAATTTTTTGAAAATCAATTTAATTGTTTATTAAAAATAATTAAATTGTATATTTTATCCCACTACACATTTCAAGAAAATATCTTATTAATATCAAAGTTTCCTTTCATAAATGTAAGTAAATATGAATCATGAAGAATTTCTTTTTTTCCTTCGTGATTTTTTTTAAAAATATAAGAATCTTCGTGCTTTTTAATACTCCATCCATCATTAATGGCATTATATAAGAGTACCATTTTTTGAAATTTTATATTATCGATTAATATATCAGATTTAGAACCATCCTTATTTTCGATATTTATTTTTATATCCATTTTTCTTTTATACTTTTTTGAGAAAAGTATAAATAAAATTTAACTTGTTGTAAATTTATGAAAAAATTTATGAAAAAAATTATGAAAAATTTATGATATATTTTGTATGATTAATTTTTTAAATATATATTTCAAAATATATATATTTTCTTAAATTATCAATTAAATAAAATATATAAATTATAATAGATCCAATGCCTTCATTTAAACCAAAGTCCACAAAAAAAATCAAAGTGAATAAAAAAACTTCAACAACATTAGATGGTAAACATCGTGAATTCATAAATGAGTTTAATAAAGATGAAAGCGATAAAATTCCAAATTTAAAGGAAGAGAGAAAAGCCTTAAAAAATAAATTAGATCAACATAATGAACAATATCTTCTTAATAAAACAAATTTATTGACAATAGAACAAATTATGGAAAATAAAGATCGCATCGAAGAAATTAATGAAAATATAAAGTTTCTTAAAAATAAAAAAAAAGAATATTTCTTAGATAATTCAAAGTATATTTTTGATTATTTTGAAAATAAAAAAAACATTTCTACCGGAATTGATACTTCTAATAAAATTAATAATAATAAATTAGATTTATTTTTTAAAATAAATAAGCCTGGAGATGACAATAATAGTATTGAAATGAAAAATAGCAGTATATTCTCAAAATATTTGAGCAACATTGATGAAACATTTTTAGACATCAATGCATTTTTAACAACAACAGATATTTGTCAATCGTGTTTTAAAGGAGAATTAATTCCAATGGATGATGAAGGAGTATTAATTTGTAATAATTGTTGTACAAATGTTCAATATTTAATTGAAAATGAAAAACCATCATATAAAGAACCACCAAAAGAAGTATGTTTTTACGCATACAAAAAAATTAATCATTTCAAAGAAATTTTGGCACAATTTCAAGGAAAAGAAACAACTCAGATTCCTTCAGATGTTATTGAAAATCTCAAACAACAGATTAAAAAGGAGAGAATAGACATAAACAAATTGACTTACTATGAAACCAAAGGACTTCTTAAAAAATTAGGATATAATAAATATTACGAGCATATCAATTTTATTAAAGATAAATTGGGTATAAAACCACCTATTATTTCTCAAGAATTAGAAGAAACATTATGCAATTTTTTTATGGAGATTCAATATCCTTATGCAAAGCATTGTCCAGATTATCGTGTAAATTTCTTACATTACTATTATGTACTATTCAAACTATTTGAACTATTATATGAAAATCATTACTTACAAGAGATTCCAATGTTGAAAGATAGAGAGAAGTTGATCGAACAAGATACAATATGGAAACGCATTTGTGAAGAATTAGATTGGGAATTTATTGCTACTGTTTAGCATAACATAAATAAAATTTGATTTTAAAATTTTTATAATTTAATAATTATAAAAATCTATTATAAATCTGTTATAAATTTTTGTTATTAAATTTAAATATTACAAAACTACTTAAAGACCACCTGGGAATCCCACTAAATTAGCGCCAATTCCAAATCCGGCACCCGATCGTGCAGTCACACCAATGCTTGGAATGTATGTATCCAAAATACTAAATGTAGCAGCAGCAGTTAATGCAATCAAACATATTTCTTCTAAATTTAACGATCGTTTAGGAATAGCATAGGCGGCTATAGCAACCATAAGACCCTCAACTAGATACTTAATGACTCTTTTAACAAGTTCTGCAACGTCAAACATTCTATATTAATTAATAAGAAAAAAATATATTATGCGAAAAAATATATTATGCGATAAAAAACTTAAATATTATACTTATAAATATTTATAAATGAGTAATTCTAAACAATCCCAACCGGTTTATGAAAAAAAGTTGAATAAAAAGGGAAAAGTAAATTCCAAGTATGTTGATTTGTTAGAAGAAGATAAACCCATTGCAGGACAAAAATTTGTATGCATTTCATTTGTTTCTCCTGAAAAAATTGTAAAACAAAAAGAATTCTTTTTTTTCCAAGAGTTCCTAAAGAAGTGGGACTTTACCAAAAGTATGGATAAATTTGCACAATTTCTAAACTTTGTAAGTTATAAGTATAAACTTTCATTTGAAGATATTACCAAAGATTTCAAAGAATTTGTTAAGGATGAATACGATATTTTATTAGTTTCTAGTATGGAAGATGATTACAAATCATTCTTAGATCAAAACGAAGAAGAACTGGAAAATGCATTTAATGTTAAATTCAATTTTCAAACTTCTACTCGAGGTTTAAAAGTCCGCGGGGTTTATCCTACACTTGAAGAAGGAGAATTGCGATGCAAGATGTTAAGAGAACTTGATCCCAATCACGATGTATTTGTTGGCCCTGTAGGATTATGGATGCCTTGGGATCCTGAGGCTTATAAAACTGGTCGTGTTGAATATATGGAGGATGAGTTAAATCAATTGATGCACGAAAAAACCAAAAATGAAACATTTGCTAAATCCGCATTTGAACAACGAGTAAAAGAATCTAAAAGGAAGGCGATTGATGAAAATATTAAAATTGCTGAGAAAACTGGTACGATTTTAACACAAAATATTGACGAGGATGGCAATTTAATTAGTGTTAATAATATGAATACACAAGAGTCTAAACTTAAAGACAAGGATTCTGATACCATTTCTGCTGCGGATATTCGTGCGGAACTTTTCGAAGGCGAAAATATTGTTGTTGGTAAATCTGATTATGGACAAAGCGAATTAATTAGTGGACCTTTTGCAACAAAGAAACAATAATTAATTATTAATAATTTATAAAATAATGGTATGTTTCTATTTCTTTTTCATATTCTTGTGTATCATCTATTAATCCTGACATTGTTAATGATATAATAAATTCTTCTAGAATTTCATAAAATGTTAACATTTATATAATATATATAATTATTTTTATATTATTTACACAATAATATATACATTCAATATATAATCAATATAATGAAAAAAATTCATAAAATAAAACATACAATTCATAGAGGAAAAAAAGAAAAAAAAGGAAAAAAAACTTTTAAAGGAATTAATTTTAACAAAACCCGAAAAAATAAAATGCATGCGTTATTCCCAATAAAACCATCTTTTTTTGAAAAAAAGTTATGTTGTTCAATTCGGTTCTATGATAACCAAGATGATATTATCAAACAATTTAATAAATCAAAAAAATATGTCGAAACAATAAAAGTATCTAATAATCCAAACAAAGATATTTTAAATGGGAATAAAAATGCAGGGTTATATACAAGCGAAATTTTAAAAACTTATCCCGACAATAAATTTGCACAGTATTTATTAAATTTAAATAATAAAGAGTTTGGAACTGATGTGGGATTTACACAAGTAGAAGATATTAATATACGCAAATGGGCAGCTGACTCATCTATCAAAACTAAAATCGCTATTTTTGACTGGGATGGTACTATATCTGTTATTGAAGGAATAATATTACCACCAAATAAAGCATTAACTTTAGAAATGTTTAAAAAAGGTATCACATATAAGGATGTTGCGCTTTATTATGCTGGAACAAAAGATCGTTTTACAATGTTACAAAAAATGTTTGAATTTTTACATGAAAAAAATGTAAAGGTTTATATATTAACTAATAATCCTGTCGCTGCAATTAATTGGCGTAAATTAAATGATTCTGGTATTGGAGATTATACACGGCAGAATTTTATTAAAGTTGTTAAACAATTTATTCCTCAAATAAAGGAACAAAATGTTTTGTGTGGATATGAAACTGACGGATTTAAACCAGATACATTTTCAAAAGATCCTTATTTAAATGAAGTCTATTCGCGAATGGAACATTGGCATTATAATAATTCGTCGGCAACTAGTATCTAGTAATTAATGATATTTATTACATAAATTAATTTGATATACAATAATAATTATCATTAAAAATAATTTTATTTTTAATACTTCTACTCATTTTTGCAGAACACATACCTTCACATTGAGCAGCATTTGCAATTGAACCCCAAGTTCCCAAAATATAATTAGTACTAATAGTTCTTTTTTCAACCTTCTTTCCAGTTGATGAAACATATTTTGTTTTATTTATAAAACTATCTTGCAAAAGAGATATTCCATAATAACCCTCATTATTTCCATATTCTGTCCATACTGTTGATTTAAGTGCATATGGTGAAGAATTTAAATATTCTTTAATTTCTTTCATATCATTATCAGATAACACTTTATTTAAAGATATTTTCCATTTTTGATATTCTTTTAATAATACAGAATTTAAAATTTTACCACAATCAGAAAAATGACATATTTGAAATACAAATGATTCAATATCTGAATTTTGTAATATTTTTTTATATTCTATATTTTTTAATTTAATACCTATATAACAATGATTTCCTTGAATTCGTTTTTGTTTAAATCTTGTATCCATATAATTTTTTAATGTATGAAATATTTCCTTTGTAGGTTTTACTTGGCACCATAAACGATATCGTCCTTCGATATTTACAGATAACTCTTCTACATCAGGACGAACAATACAAATGCTATTTACAAATTCGTTAAATTTTTTATTTAGATCATCTTCTGGTAATAAAATATTTTGATAAACAGATTTATTATCTAAATTTATAGATTCAATTTTTGAATTTTGATTTTCTATTATTTTTTTTAATTCATTTATTTCTATAGCTTGTTTATCTAATAATAATTTATTAGTATGTAGTTCTTTATTTTCATATCTTAATTCATCATTTTCTTTTATTATTTTATTAAAATTGTCTATGCTATATGTCTTTGAATGAATAATATCTTTTATATAATTAGTTAACTTTTCTATGGTGAAATTATTAACATCATAAGCAATAATTTCTGTTTTATTTTTACCATTTACTTCAATACTACGTATTTGTCTTTTTATTTTTGGATAAGTCTTAATAAGATTTTCTATTTCTACTTTATTTTGTACTCGAAAAGCATTCATTAAAATAAAACTTGTATATTTTTTTCGATGATCTAATATTCTAGTTGCTAAATCATTAGTATGTCCAAATTTAATTAACTTCTCACCAGCTTCATTTGTATTATCAATTGTACCAAAATAAATACATTCGGTATTTACTAAAAACTGATTAACAATTGCTTGTTCAACTGCTTTTTGTTTTTCTTTTTTTACTAATAGTTTTTCTTGTTCTGTAGTTTGATTGAGTTCTAAAATAATATTTTCTTTTTGTTCCAATTGAAGTTTTAATTCATTTGTTTCTTCTTCTACTATTTCATGTAATGTTTCTTCAAGGTTTATATAATATTCATGAATTTCCGATGCCTTTTTTGTTTGTACTTTCAAACAAAATGATTTAAAACATTTAATATTTAACATTATGGTTTGTTTGTTTTGACCACCCCATTTTTCGTGTTCTAAACTCGCTTTCCTTATAGGGAAAGCGAGATATTTATAATCTATATTAGTTTTAAAATTTTTTTCTAATAATGAAATAGCTTTTACTTTTTGATTAAATCCTAACCATTTCCATATAGTATCTAAATCAATAATAAAATCAATATTTTTATCATAATTTAAATAACAATAAAAACTACTAACAAATAATTGTTGTTCAAAATTTGAAAATTTTTCTTTAATTTTATTCAATAATTTATTATTATATATAGATGTAAGCTTTGTTATAGGATTTTTTTCAATAAGATCAACTATATTTAACTCTTGCATATTATTATAATATTTATTATAATATACTCTTTAAGTATTTTATTGTTGCTTTTATATTTAGAAAGCGAGATTTATAAAAACATAATTACCATTTCGTCTTTTTAACACTAATCTTTGGACCCGCCCCGCGTTTTTTGGTATTATTTGGGTCATATTTCTCATCTTCTTCATCTGAGTGTATGTCTTTACTGAGTTCCCAGAATTCTTTGCTACCTAACTTGAAGTCATTATGTGAATCCGCTTTATACCAAAAGACTTGTTCGTGTAATTTATTCGATTTTGCATTGTTATTTATTACTAAGCACTCATAATTTTCTGTGCACTGATCCATCACTTGACAGAATGATTCAAATGTTGGGAACATACCCGCATAATTTTCATATATCCTTTTACGATTTGCAATATATGGTTCTCTCAATATAAAAACATAATCAATATTTGTT